AAAGGACATGTGGGGCAACCGCTTCCGCAGCAACCACTTGAATCACATGAGGTTCTTAACTGTAACACGCTGATAGTAAACGTTGGCGTTAACTGTAAGAGCACCATTTCCGGCAGTTGCACCTTCAGCGAAGGGATTAGCGACCATGCCGTAGCGAGTCTTAAATCCGATTTTGGGCTGGAAGGTGTTCTCTCCAACTGCACGAACCATCTGAAGAGGAACGTATGGGCAGTAGAATAGACCTGCATCATAAGGGGAAGTACCCTTATAACCGACAACGTAGTACTGGTTAGGCTGACTGTTTGCCGAATATGGGTCAATGTAGACTTTGTACTTACCTTGGAGGATACCGGCGAAGGTGTTGCCGGTGTCATCAACGTTAAGGTTAGCGTTGAGTGCAGGGGTGTAGTCGAGCACACCAGCCATGGTCAATGCAGACGCTACGTCAGCAGAGCACATGATTACATTGCCCTTCCCGCGACGAGTTCTTTGTGCGATGCGGTTTGCATCACGCTCAATCTGGAACAGAAGTCCTTTGAACTTCTCAACAGACCAACGACCGTTGCTGTCAACGTCAAGGTCAAATTCACCAGGATTTGCAGTGTTAACCTGAGCGCCAGATTCAGCAGTCTTGTAGATAGTTCTAATAACTTCTCTGTTGATTTCCGCAAGGATTTCAGTAGAGAGGATGTTAGCAAGTTCTGCTTCAGCGTTAAGACCGTGAATTGCCTTAAGGTCTTGTGCCAGTTCCAAGGAGTACTCTGCTTTCAGAGCTCTGGACTTAGCGGTAACGGTGACTTTCTCAATCGAGAATGCCATCTCGTTGAAGTTATCACCACTGCTGCCGAGATCCTCGGACTGTTGGGTGGTCATACCCTGACCAACAGGATATGCTGCCTGATTAGCAGTTGAGTATGGATTCAGAGCACTGGGGTTGGAAGACTTCTGTGCGGTAGTACCCATACCAACGTTACCTTGGGCACCGTAGGTGAAGTCAAACGCTTCGTTTTGACCGGAGAATGCGGAATCTACTTCGTCGTAGAATGTTTCGTTTCCACCTTGAGTCTTGTACTTCGAACGCATCGCGAAGATGAGTCCAGTAGGACCAGACATTGGCTGAACACCTGCGAGGTCATATGCGACCAAGTTAGGCATAGATCGTCTGATCAAGGAGATCAATACGGGGTCGAAACCAGCGACGGGTGATGCACCAGATCCAGAGAAACCAGCGTTGCTAGTTCCAGCAGGGTCGGTGTTGATGTTTGGTTGCTCAGTAAGCATTCCGCCGCTTTCAAATGCGGATTGCTCTCTAAGGAATTTTTCTTGGTTTTCTAACAGGACTGCGGTTACGGCTCTCTTGTGAGTGTCTTTGATTGAATCAAGACCCTCATGATTGAGGAGAGGTGCCCACTTTTCCTGCAGATGTTCGGAATGGAACATTTGCTTTTTACCTATGTGGTTAATTTACGGTTTGAATTAATATTAAATTCAGTTGTTATTTAAGAGTTGATCCCAATGCTCTGAGGTAAGCGTCCATAGAACCAGAAACTGATGCTGTGGTTTCGTCTACACCCTCAGAAAGGGTTTCAGTCTTAGATTGTGTAGAAACTGTCTTCTGATTGAAATAAGATTCCTTCAGAGTTTCTAACTTCTCACGATATTGTGCTTCACTTTCAAACTCCACACTTTCGGAAAGTGAGGCGAGTTTCTCTTTCTGTGTCTGTGCAAGACCTTCAGAGACTTGATCCAATACTCCATCAGCAACCGACTCAGAGAGACGGGAGTTTAGGGAAATATTCTTCTCAATTTGCTCGTTGAGTTTTGTTTCCATGTCATCAAGTTTTTCTACCATGCTCTCAAGTACATCATACTTATCTTCAGGGATTGTTACATAATGTTCTTCAAAAAGACCCTTCATTCCGGCAAGGAATGATTCGGTCATATCGGTCTTGAGACCAGAGTCAACGGCGAGGAGATTTTCAGACATCCACTCGTCAGAGACATACTCTAAATAAGAATCAAC